CCATCCTGTGTTCTCTACGTCTTGATTCTTATAAGGTTCCATAGCGTTGCCAACAATATGTTGTGCTCCAAATAATAATGCCGTCGGAACAGCGGTCCAAGGATTCATAAGTCCTGCAAATCTACCCACTCTCATGGCTCCTTTACCATATCTTCTTATCATGTCAGCACGTTGAGCAGCTCGAGCAGCTCTCCCCGACTCGGTAGCTTTAGACATACTTTGATGTAAACGAGCTTTACCAAAATAAGGAGAAAGACCTCCTATCCCCATAAAGAGTTTATCTAACCAATGCATTTTTTTAGCTTTAACTTTAGGTAGTGGAATTTTTTTAGCCATTATAAAAGTCCTGCGATACCACCATCAAAATAACCGGCTCTTCCACCTTGAGCAAGGCCCAAGAGTTTTTGAATCCAATTTTTTTCTGCTGGAATATCTACGGGTTCTTTATCTGGATTTTCATTAGGAAGAACTAAATCTGGACCTGTACCCAATCCTGTTGTAGGGGTAGCCAGTAATTGATCAAGTCTTGCTTGTAGTCTACCGTCTGAATCTAGCCCTGCGGCTATCATCTTTTCTAATTTATCCCTTTGTTCAAGCATTATTGCATGCTTGACACTGTCTACCTTTCCAGCCTCTTGAAAACCTATTCGTCCACCTTCAGCGATTCCACTTCCATGTTTATCGGTCCAATCACGAGCAATTCCTGGCTCGTTGGCCCATAAGTATTTACGTTGTGCTTCTGATTTAAATGGCATTATGTGTTCATATCTCTTAAATGATTATTTGTTAAAGGCAGGGATTTCACCTGAGTTTATACTTTTATACAAAAACTTAAGCATTTACAAGGTTAGACTTTGATAATAGTGCTGGCATTTTTTTAATATCTATCAAAACGTCCCTTCTTAAGTCCTCTTTTTTGGTTGGAGTACTAGGATTTTTAACATCGGCATCTGCTTCAGCATCGGATCCATACTCTTTTCCTGTTATCTTGTTGGTAAGTGTAATAATCGTTTCACTTTCCACTTCTTCTTGAAGCTTACCATCCACAGTTTTAACGGTTACTAATCCTTTTTCTTTAAAAGACATTATCTACTTATCTCCAAGGCCGATACAATTAAGTTTAAGCCCCCAGTGGTACTGCAGGTCACTTGGAGTTTATCAGCTTCTTCCAGAACTAAAAGGGTGGAATTACTGGAATTTAAAAATTCGAATTTGGTGGTTGCTGCTAAAGTTGCCTTATAATCATAAGTATATCGAGTGGTAGCGCTGGTATCATAGACTGAAAGTGTCACATTCATGGTGCTGGCGTCAGTATTATAGACAGAAATAGAGCGGATAATAGAAGTAGTCGCTGCAGGAACTTCATAGACATCCTGATTAGCTGTTACTACATTAATTAATATAGGTGTAACTTTATAAACATTAGCCATTAAGACATATACCAGGTAAATCGTTCCTGGTCCTCTTTTTGTTGTTGTAAAAACGTTGAGTTCAATTGTTCTATAATTGCACTGATCGCTCTTGAAATTTGTTTCTGGTTAGAGAAGTCATATTCCTCTTTTGGTTCAGGTACTTTAACAACTATCTTGGCCATTATCTCATCCCGTCTGGTTTAACATCCAGTCTCATAGTTCCAAATCTCCAGTTGTCATTGACCGCAGCATTGGCAATGGCCACGCTTGCAAATCTTCCTCGTGCTCTAGTATTAAACTGAGTTGAAGAAGAAGTCACGGTAAAAGGACTGTAAGTGCTCGTCGTTGCTGTACTTGAAGGAAAGCGTTTCAGTTTTAAAGTCACTGTTGCGCTTCCTGATAATGTTTTAAAGTCAGGTAAGAACCGACTGATCGATAAATAGTGTTGCCCTGCTCCTCCGACTTCTAAATCAAAATCATAGGACTCCAGAGTTCCTGCAATCGCAGTAGAAGATCCATCAGGATTCGTCTGATTCGTTCCGACTTCCTGTTCATAATAAACGGTTTGTCCCAAACCTGTCTCCCCAATCACACTAGGAAAAGTTCCCGTAGCTGAAGAATCAAATTTAGTTGCATGAGGATTCGGATAAATTTTAGCCGTCATCCATGAAGTTCTTGCTTGAGTGCCTGGATACCAGACGCCTCCTGGAATTTTGCCACCTAATGATTCCCCATAATTATAGACCGCATAACGGTCATTGTAACTGGCTCCTGAAGTTGGATAGTACCAAACTACTTCGGTAAATAGATTATTGATGGCTGCACAGATCTGTTGGCCTTTAGTTGTATCAATATCATCGTAAACATAATCTTCGATCGTACACGTTAAAGATTTAACCGTACCGTCAAACATGAAGAAACCTTTGGAGCTCATCCAGTAGGCTACGCCGTCAATTTCTACGACCGCATTCTGTCCAATCAAACCACAGTTCGTTCCGACCTGTTCAAATCCGAATGTAAAAGGGGTACCTACATGCTTCATGGTATAAAGCGCGGTATCTGTAAAAACTAAAATATTATCTTTGGCCTTAATGGCTCCCATAATTTTGGTGCCGTCTTGAAGTCTTTGACTGCCTGCACTGTTAGTCGCGGTCGGTGCAAACGTGTTAATTGTTTCTTGGTCCGAGAACCGTACGAACATATCATCCTGTGTCGCTGCTGTACCAATCGTTGTTTCCGTTCCAAGTAAAACTAAGTGCCTCGTAACTGGAGACATCATCATCATACGAGAAGCGGTTGGAGCCGAACTCGTTAGATAATTAGTTGTGGTCGTTGATGCACGGGTCGTGAATCGTGCTGCAATACTTGAATCCCAAGTATAAGTTTTTCCATTGGCAATCGTTGCCAGTAAAACATCGCCAAAATTATCAAGAGACCAGAGTCCTGGTTCTAAAGAAACCGTTGAAGCTTCAACTGCCGACCCCCAGCCTGTATAATCTGTAGCATCAGTAACGACCGTTTCATCAGCATGGGATGATCGATCTGAACCGTCAACGGATCTAGTAATGACTGTTAAATCATTTGTAGAAACAGCGGTGTAATCAATTAATTCTCCATCCACTGCTGGAGTATCACTTACAATAATCGTTCCTCCACCTGCTGGAAAACCAGTGGTAGAAGTTAAAGCAATACTGGTGGCAGGAGATCCTCCCGTTCCATAAATATCATCAAGTAAAGCTCCATTTAAATCATTAGTGGCTGCTCCTGAAACGGTTCCACCAAAATTTCCAACACCAAAACCATAGCCATAGGTTTGAGCTGCAGGGCCTACACTTTGATAAGGTTTGACCGTCATGGTTCCTCCTGTTGATATAACAGAACTTGCTTGAGCTGATGAATTAATCGTAAAAGTGGTACTCGTGGGTACCGTTAAAACTTGAAAAAGTTTATCTTCAAATTGAGCATTGGTTAAACCTGTACCTCCAGGTAAAGTGACTGCATCTAATTGTATAATATCCCCTGCTAATAAACTATGAGCAGAAGTTGTTGTAATGGTACATGTTTTAACCGTGGTACTATCCGTTGCTAAAGTAGAACTTCCAAAACTTGTGGCACTATAAGGAGTGATATCGTAAAGTGTTCCTTCAAAATAAATAAGTAAAAATTTATCCGTTCCGATGGCCACGTATCGATTACCATCTAGATCAACGAATGCGTGTTGAGCTCGTGCTACACCCACAATCGTATCGGTAAGTAAAGAAGACCATCCTCCTACTTTTTCAGGAAGACCATATCGAAATCTGACATTATCAGAATCCACCCAGCGCCTATCAGCGCCCACTTGAGTTTGCTGTTTATCAATTCCAGGAAGTAGTTTAAAATCTACAAGAGCCATGTGTCTAGCTCCTAGGATGCACTATTGGTTTTGTATATCCAGCCTACCGTTGCATTGGCATATACCAAAGTAATAGCTTGACCGTTAGTACTAAGGGTTAAATTACTTGCTGAACTATTAATTTTTTCTGATCCATTAGAATCAATAGTTAGATTGTTTGAACCAAAATAATTTTGACTATCTATGAGTGTTATTTCATCATTAACGGCCCCTGCAGGAAGAGTCACGGTAAACGCATTCGTTGTCTTAGTATCGCAAAAGATTTGATCCCCAGCAACAGCAGTATACGCTGCCGTATGAGTAACATAACTTTTTTGAAGCATGCCTAAAGCCGTATTCGTTCCGTCAGAATAAAGTAAAGCGGTTGTAGCTACAGGCATTGTATAACCTGTACCTGAAGCTGTCTTAACGGTTAAAGTATAATTGCTTGAAGATCGTGTAGTTGCATCCTTAACAATATAAATTCTTTCCGCCGTAGCAGGCATAATAAATTGTCGGTTGCCAGCCAGGGTTCCTGTTAGTTTAAAAAATAAATTTTTTCCGTTGGAAGTAGATCCATTGTCCAGGTCTAATGTAACATCGCTTGAAGCTACATCGACTGCTAAATAACCGCTGGATGCCTGTTCTAAGATTTCTAGATTAGTATTAGTAACGGTTCCCCATAACCCAGCTTTTTCGCCTGTGGTTACTTTTTCTAATTGTAAATTTGTCGTATATGTTGATGCCATAATTCTCCTATAATGGGTCTATATTGGTCCATGTTTGACTTGCATCTGGATCAATTGGATTCCACGTTATCACATTCACATCACCTGCGCCAGAAGAAATTGTTATGCCGCTGCCATCAGGGGACACCGATCCACTCATGGTGAAGGTAATTCCATCTGCATTCTCACTAACAGTAACTCCACTGCCTGTAACGGCAACTGAGCCCGCAATAGCAAAGGTAACCGTCCCCATAGAAACGGCAACTCCACTGCCACTAACAATAACTACAACGCCTTGATGAGCTACTGTAGCTCCAAAAGCTTGCTCTGCGAATGCTGAAAAACCTAACATAAATTCACTTATACTACTTCATTCCAGCCACTTAAAGCTAAAATTTTTGTCATAGTTAGGTCCTTGTTGATTATCTATTCGGTTATTTGGCTTAATCTGGAGCAACTGTATCTTGTACTCCTACTACAAAAAAAATCTAACCAGTCTTTAACAATTTTGGCTGGAGTATCTATTTGCTCTATTATACCGTCCTTCATTATTGCTATTCTATCTGCAATCCTAAGAGCTTCATCAAA